CAGATCCAGCAGTGCTGAATGCGTTATAAGGAACCCAAATATTGTCTTTAAATTCGCCAAAGAAGTATTGGTCTAACGCTTGCCCGTCAATAAATTGGATGTTCGCTTTATAGCATCGTGAATACCTGTCATTATAGCTTGGTCTTTTGCCAATTGCATGAAGCCGATTATGATTTAACCCAAGAGCAATACTTTGCCCAATTCCAGTATAACTAGAATAAGAAACTTCCTTACCATTTACAAAGAAATTTATTCTCTTATCTGCTTGGGAGTTGGTTGTATCTGCTCTCATTACAATGTGCATCCATGCTGAATAATCTCTATACAGACCTTGAGAGGAAGCATTTAATGTAACAGACCCATTGTAATGCAAATATGTCAAAGTATTCCCATCAATTCTAAAAACCCATTCATTACTACCTTGAGAAGTGTCAAATAGAGTGACTATTGATTCGGAAGTGTTTTTAACCCAAACAGACCATGTCCAAGTTGTTGTTGATGTCCCTGTGAAATTAGTTGGAGTTCTTGTTAGGGAACTACCCCCATCAAACCGTAATGACTGGTCAATCGGGTAGGCGTAGACAGGAGTAGGTGTAACTACTGTAATGGTATAAACACGATTATCAGTTTTTACATTATCAGTTTCGGCAGAACGAGCAGCTGCCACAACTGTGAAATTATAAACAGCAGGTGTAACAGAACTCAAATCAGCTGTTCCAGAAAGCGCACCTGTATTTTCATCAATTGCCAAATTGGAAAGTTCGGTTGCCACATTGGTAAGAGAATATGTAATAGTATCATCAGGGTCAACTGGATTGGCATCAAGAGTTGTAGTTGTAAGAGTTGAATAATCTTGACTTGCTGCTGTAATTAATGATCCAACTGATCCAGATGCTTCATTGAATGTTGGAGTTGGAGCATATTCAAATGTGTCAGCAAGAGTATCTTCTTTAGAATATCCACTTGCTGGATTTGTAACTTTCAAATCAAATCTTTCATCTCCAGAAACTTGCCCCACTGTTTCAATTGCAGTTGCCATAGCAGCAGTTGTTTGGAATCTGATTTGCGTAGCCGAATCAAAAGTCACAGATGATGCCACATATGGTGTGCTGTCGGGTGCCAACAAAGTAACAGTTGGAGCATCTTTAAATCCTGTTCCTGTTACTGTGATTTCTGTTCCAGATTGTGAAATATAATCTTGGTCAACACTGGTAACAGTTGGAGCAGAAACATTACCTTCCAAGGTAATTACAAAATCTCTTGTAGATGTTCTTGTAATACTGGTTTGGTCTGATACTACACTAGCAGTAACCGTAAATGTATAACCAGTAGAAGTATCATCGGCAGGAAATCCATTTGTTGGAATTCCACCTTCCAATGCACCTGTAGCTGAATTAATTGTCAATCCAGTAAGTTCTGTTGGAAGTGTAGTAATTGCGTAAGTAACTGCTCCGTCATCAGGATCAAGAGAGATTGCCGAAATAGTCACACCAAGGTCAGCAAATGCATCAGCATTTGGATCATTTGTTGTAGCTGTTACAAGTCCGAGAGGACTTGCATTTGAAGTCTGGAATGTTGGAGTTGGAGCATATTCAAGAGCATCAGAATTAATAACAAATGAACCATTAGAATTGAGAATTTTAACATCAAATGGATCTTCTCCAGGTGTTTGTCCAGAAGTAATAACACCAGCAGGAATATCAAAAGTTATTTGATTTGAACTTACATAAACCACATTATCTGCTGTGTATTCTGTTGAACCAATTGTATCAATAAGAACAACACTTACACCTTCCATGAATCCAGTACCATTTACTGTAATAGTATCTCCAGCAGTCTGGAACCATGCTTCACTAGCAGAATTCAATATACCACCAACATTAATTGTTGGAGTTGATGGAAGAAGTGCTTTTACAGTATTCTCATTTGCAGCATCAGTTACAATCCAACCTTGTGTTGAATCTACATAAACCAGCTGTACACCACCTCTACTGGCACCAATATCTTTGTAATCAGTAGAACCATTAATTTTTGAACCATTTGGATTAATCTGAATGCGATTAGTATAGAAACCATTTGCATCAGTCCCCGTTCTGCTATTTGTTCCAGCATAGTCAACAAGTGAAACATAATTACCCACCGAAGGAGAAGCAGGTAGTGTTACTGTTACCACTCCCAAAGTTGTATCTACAAAATATCCATTGGAAGAAACAGCAGTAAAACTTGAAGTTTGTACAGCATTTGTCCAATTAGTTCCACCCACACCTTGTGGCAGGGTAACATCAAATGAAGAAAGATTTAGTGGATTTGCAAGTTTTACAGCTGTAATTCCACCATCTGCAATGGCAGTAAGTTTAATTCTCGTTAATGGCATCTTGTTTTTTATCCTTCAGTAGTTTTTGGAGTTCGGCTGTGCTTCCGACATACAATGCGTTTGTTACACTTCTTGGACCTTTATTTGGTTCTTCTTTTACTTTTTTCATTTTTTCTTGAAGTATCATTAATTTGTCAGTAACATCAGCAATATTTTTAATTAGATTTCCTGCAACTTCATATGCTCTTGGTTGTTCAGATTCTCTTGCAATATGCAAAATACCCTCTATTGCATCTTGTCCACGTTCAACCAATGTATATAAATTATCTCTTTGATATTTATAATCATTATCAATATCATCCAGATTTAATTTAGGTTTCAGAATTGGTTTTGGTTTATTCACTACAACTGAAGTTTGTTCAACCACACTTGTTATTCCCAAAACTTCATCTAATGTATCTGTTGAATTACTCATCTTGTCCTGTTACTGGATTAAATGTTTTTGCATCTTCAAAGTATGAAGTTGTCTCATTAAATCCAAAATCATCATCAAAAGATGCAGTAATTGGATCTGGAGTAGCAGTATATCTTTGCTCTCGTGCCACTGCAACATCTGGTGTATTTGTATATTGATCAACCTGCACTTGTTTAATAACCTTCTGAGAAAGAACAGGACCATACAAAAAGAATTTAGCAGTAAATGCCAAAGTATAAACAATAGCCTTTCTTGTGGCAAATTCGCCTTCATATTCATCTGAATATGCTACAGAATTTAAAACAATCGGAACATCACGAACAATATCTAAATCTGGTCTTTCTTTTATTGTAATTGCATATTCAGGTTGAAAGAAAGGTAATATTTGTTCAACAATCTGTAACGCATCATCAGAATTTTTTGCCATCACATAAAGCTCAAAATTCATATTATAAGGAACAGGCATATAAGAAGAAACTGCTTGATCTGTCTCTTTTGTATTTGTTAATTTTTTAACTTTTATAGCTTTGTTTAATTTTCTTGTAGCATCATATTCAAGACCTGTAATTTCAAATCCTATTCTTGGCAAAGTAATTGCGAATTGTTTTTGTAATTTAGGATCATCTGTAATTCTTACTAACCATTTTTGTCTTGGTCCATATGCCAATGGAACTTTCAATGTTTGAGTAATTTGTCCTGCTGAATTCTTTCTAATTAAATAAATGTTATTAAAAATACTACCAAATCCAACAACCACATCTCTAGAAGTTTGGTGATAAAAATGCCCACCTATCATGTAACATCTCCGAATGGATTAGATTCTGAAAAATCTAGAATAGCATCATTCAAAATATCAAAATCTAAATTTTGTGAAGTTTTCTCTATGGTTCCTATGTTATAATCTTCATTAATAAGATAAGAAATATCAGAACCTATTAATGGATCTTCTATAAGAATGGAACCTGTTTCATTTTCTAGACTTAATTTATAAGTCTGCATATTCAATGAATATGTGTTTTCAATATAATCAATTTCTGTAATATCAGTATTAAATTCTTCAGAACTATATTCAAATGTTCTACATTGTAGTTTATAAATAGGTAAATTGCTTAATTGATAAAATGGATTATCATGATCAACAAATCCTATTTCAAATACCTTTTTTGTTAATGGAAAATATATTAAATCGCCTTCATTTGGTCTAGATGCTTCTGTAATATTTTCATCAATTGAAACAAATTGTTCCCATCTTCTTCTTGAAACAACAAATGTAATTTCATCTTGAACATCAACTCCAAATTTGGTCATTAATTCTTTTTGTCCTTCATAACCTTCTACATTTTCAACATACATTTCAATTAAATATGCATCATTAAATGTAGAAATAGGATCTTCTCCAAATATATCGTCAAGATTTACAATTTTTCTTGGAAGATAAAAAACATCTTGTCCAAATGCTCTAAGCTGTTCAATAATTAAATCTTCATATAATCTTTGCTCTCTTTTTGTGCCTGTATCAAAATAAACTGAAGTTGGCATATTTACCCTATCATAATTTCAGGAGGCAATTCAAAGGCAAGTTGAATTTGCTCTTCCAATTTTATAATTTCCTCCTGCGCTTGTTGATAAATGGTTTCTCCATTAATTGTTACAGCACCTAACATTTGCACACCATTGAACTTAATGAGATTTGCACCCCATTGAAGTTTAATTAATTGAGTAGCATATTTTTTTAAAAACATATCATTCCAAATATTTGGAAATGTAGAAGGATCAATTTTTCGAATTGCTTCGATCACCAAATATTCACCTACAACAATGTCAGTTTGCCAATCCATATCAATATATAATCTATTCATGTGTTGATTATGTCGAATTGGTTTTTGACCTACAAGAATGCTTTCTAGAAGATCTAGATGTTTCATTGTCATGTCGTAATGAATAATAGATGTCGAAGAGAAATCATAAAGATCGTTTAATCTTAATTGATACCGAACATCAAACATATTGATGTTACCTTTATCAGAAAAATCAAATACCTTTATGACAGAAATAATTGAATCTGGGACAGGAATGTAATTTTTACCTTCTAACCATGTTGCTGTAGTGGCTCCATCCACATCAGTCACAGAAGATAATGAATTATTTGATTTTGCTCTATCAATGTCATCTTGAGAAACTTGATATTTTAAATAGACTCTTTCTGCACCATCATAATGATATTGAGCAAAATATTGAAGTGCTTGATCAATGCGATCTTCTACTTGATCAGGATCAACATTAATTTCAATAACAGGATGTCCTAATGCACGAAGACAATATTGTCTAAATTCTTCTTTTGTTGATGGTATTGGCATTTTTTATCCTAATGCTATTGAAAAAGTAATTCCATTGTTAACTGCTTTATCAGTTACCTCTTGAGAAGAGTCTACATCAAGATTTGTTCTTGCACCAGCAGCTGTAGTTGCTCCAGTTCCACCATCAGCAATTGCAATTGCTGATGTTAAACCACTAACTGTTCCATTACTAACATTACCTGTTAAATTACCTATAAATGTTGATGCTGCAAAATCTTCAGTAGCTACTGTCCAATGATCGTTTGTTTCATCCCAATAAAAAGAAACATTAGTGTCATTTCCTCTTTCAACTTCAATACCAGCATTTTCTGTTGCCGAACCTGTTGCATTAGAATTTAATAAAATTATATTGTCATCTAAAACAATGGTTTCTGTATTTAATGAAGTAGTTGTTCCTTGTACAGTAAGATTGCCTGTCAATGTTAGATCAGTAAATGTTACATTAGAACCACTACCTACTCCTAAATTTGTTCTTGCAGTAGCAGCATCGTTTAAATCACTAAGATTATTTGCAACGGCTAATGCTTCAGATGTTGAATAAACATCTAAACTTGCTCGAGCAGTTGCACCAGATTCTATAGTAAAATTTGTTCCATTACCAACTATAAAACTGCCATCAGATGGTGATAATGCGGAAATATCGTCTAAAGTTGCTGCATACGCTTGAATGTCAACACCTATCTGAAGACCTAAATTATTTCTTGCATCTGAAGCGGTAACTGCTCCAGTACCACCATCAGTAATAGAAATAAAATCAGTAGAAATAAATTCTGCTAATCCAGTAGGGTCGCTTCCCGTATACGTTGCTTTTATAGGAGACTGTGCAGCCATTATTTTCCTTTTAGCTCATTACCATAGTAGTATATGATGTTCCATTAGAATCTGTAAATGGCAAATACAAACTTTGTACTGCTTCTGATAATGTTCCTGCTTCAACTCTTAATTTTAAACTTAATGATGATCCATTTGTATCAGAAAATGGAATTCCTATTGGAGTTCCTATTGTAATAGTATCTGTGGTTGCATCTGTTGTAATACTATTTAGTCCAGAGCCAACAAGCGTAAGAGTGTCCGTAGAACTATCAGCTTGTATTGTAGATTGTCCACTTACAGAAATATTAGTAAATGATGTTCCTGCAGCGCCTGATGATGCACCATTTCCTACAACAACAATTCCAGTGCTAGAACGAACATAGATTTTTTGATCTGCTGTATTAACAGCAACCTCACCTATTTCTAAATTTGAAGTTGTAGGTATGGAACCGCTAGTTTCAGACCTTTTTAATTTAATTACAGATGACATAATTTATTATTAATATGATCCGCCATCAACTGCAGTTATAGTAACAAGTCCAGCAGTAACATTAAAATTAGATGAACTATATGTGGAAACCCCTTTGGTACCAGCAGTATTAGCATTTACACCTGAAAAATTACCTGATGATTGATCATATGCTAATCCTGTGCTTGCAGTAACACCTACATCTGCTCTTACTCTAGCAGTAGTGTACCACAAATTAGTCGCTCCTGCTCCTTCTTGGAAATCATCCGTATCAAATACATATGAAGCACCTAAAGCAATAACTTGACTGTTGATGGTAATTGAAGAATTTGCTAATTTTGCATTTGCAATAGAACCAGCTAACATGTCATTGGTTACACCAAGAGCTTTAATGTACAAAGCGTCACTACTAATTCCAATTGAACTGTCATCTACATTTACATCCAAACTAATTTGATCTGTTGAATGCGTAGAGGTGATAGCATTTCCACCGATAATAGAAAGAGTGTCACCTAAATCAACTGCATTTGAATTAGAACCATCAGAAATTGTGACAGTTGAATTTGCTAATTTTGCATTTGCAATAGAACCTGCCAACATGTCATTGGTAATTCCGCTTGCTAATACATACAACTGGTCATTTCCGTTCAATCCAATAGAAGAATTGTCATACAAAACATCTAATGTATTTCCTGTTTTTGATAAAGCATCACCAGCAGAAATTTGTCCTGCTCCAGAAAATTGTTCAAATGTGATATTAGAAACACCTATTGTTGGCGTACCATTATGTGTTGCCACAAATCCAGCATCTGCATTATCAGTACCTTCTTCAATAAAAGTAAATGCCCCACCTGTAATTTCATCTGCTTCATTTGCATCTGGTGTTCTTGTAAGAACAAATACTGCAGTTGTCGATCCAGTATTTGTAACAGTGTAAATACCATTATCAGTTTGTGCTGTTTGATCTTTTACCAAGATTCTATCACCAACAGAAAGGGTAACACCATCAACAATAATAGCACCATTGGATGATGCTGTTAATACGCCAGAACTGTATGTAGCAGAAAGATTTGCTGTTGTTGCAACTCTACAAGATTCTTTAACATCTAATCCCTGAGCAACTTGGTCAACATAAGTTTTGTTTGTGAGAGAATTGCTTCCAAATCCTGTTCTTGTTTCATATCCAGATGGTACATTAATAACACCTTCTCCATCAGGTGTTAATGTGATATTGCCATCAGTATCAGTTGAAGAAATATCATTACCATTAATTGTTAAATTGTCAACTTGAACTGATGTAAGATTTGCTAAATCAGTAATTGCAGAACCACCCAATGTCACTGTTGCTGCACCTATTGTCACATAATCATAAACCAATTTTGCATTTGTAATTGAACCAGCTAGTTGTGCATTGGAAACACCACCAGTTTTTATTGTAACAT